CCAAACTAATTCATCATCAACCCAAGTTTTAGCAACATTAGCGTCTTGATGTAATGGTCCCGCATCTTCAGGAATTACTGAATTAATAGTTGTGTATTCTTTACCTGTACCGGCTTTTGTTAAAGCCAATGATAAGATAAGGTCACGACCAGTTTCGGTATTGGTGATATCACCTTTATTACGGAAAATTGGGAAGATTTTGTCTAAAACACCATCACCTTTAGCGTTGTGTTTAAATCTCCAAAATTTAGGACCATCTTGTTCGTGGTCTCTGTCAATTACTTTAACAATGTAAAACTTACGAGAACGATATTGACGAGCCAATTCTTTGTCAGAATCCACACCTGTCATCATCAAACCTTCGTAAACTTCATTTAATGGGGAACGTTTTCCTTCTTGTTTAGGGTCATATAGTTTTACCCATTTACCGTCAACTTGAACTTCGTGGAAATAAACTTCTTTAAATGGTGAAGAACCATCTGAAGTTGGGAGAATACGAATTCTTCTTTCTTCTCCTTTTGAACCTTTAGGAAGTACTGTTGTGAAGTACTTCTTCATTCTATCCTCTTGGGATACTCTGTTGTTGTTACCACTTGTGGCTTGTTTGTTTTTCTCGTACTGTGCAAGTACTGCGTCAAATGTAGACATAATAATTAAGTTTAAATAAAAAATGTTATAATAAAATATAGATAAAAAAACCCGAATTAAAAAATCCGGGTTAATATTTTTTTAAAGTTTTTTCGTACCTATTCTAATGTTAGAAGATACTTTAATTTTTGGAATTTTCCTAAAATCTCATCTCTTAAATTTAAAAGATTTGTGTCTTTTGGGTCTAATTGGTCTGAAATTTGGATTAATGCGTCACATATTGTGTTAATCATTTCGATAGGTTTTAAATCAGATAAATTAGCCAATTGAATGGTGTTTGTTTCATCATCTAATGTGAAACGACCATATTGGCCCATTGCTTCCTCAACAAAATCATCAACCAATCCATCTATAGCATCTATAGTACTTCCAAATGCATTATGTCTAGCATACCCTTTAGTTTGCCAATGAAATATTTTTAATTGTGCCAGTACACCTAAAAAAAGGTTTACATTAGAACTTAAATTCATCTTCTTCTTGTTGTTCAGGATTGAAACTTCCTCTAATGTTATCAGTAGAATAATTATCTACTTCATTTTTTGTCAACACATATTCATTTTTACCGGTTTGTCTCATTTCTCCTTGTTTTTGAGCAAAGAATTGTTGAGGGTTTTGATTAAATGGATATGAATCTAATGAACGCATTTCTAATTTTTCTTCAGGTGATTTTTCTCTCATCATCTCAACCTTAGCACCTAATTGGTCAATTTTAGACATTACTTGGTCCATTTCTGCCAATTTTGATTCTAAATCGTTAAGTTTTGTGAATACACCGTCCATTTTATCCAATACGTTACCGTGGTCTACTCTATTGTCTTCAATATCTTTTTTGATACTTTTAGTCATATTAACTAAATCGGTAATATCAATTTCTTCAGTTGAATCGATAGGTTCTTCCGCCGCAGGCTCTAAAGGTGCCGGTTCAGTATCAGGTGCCGGTGGTAAACCCGCATCAGGTGCAATTGCAGCATCAGGAGCGGCAGGTTCAGGTGCTAATCCAGCGTCAGGTGCTGCAGGTTCTTCAGGTGTTATAGGTGCTTCCTGTTCAATAACTAATTTTTTTGCATATTTGTTAATCGCTCTATGACGCATTAACTCTTCGTGTAATTTCTTTTCTAACATAGTATTAATCTTGTAATAATTGTCTACCGTCTTCGGTAATATATTTTTTATTAATTCTTTCTACAATTCCGTCTCTTGAACGAATTACGTAACATTCACCTGTCACCATATCACACTCTTCTCTTTCCATACCATCATTAGAAACACTTCTAACTTGTTTTGGATTTAAAAACTGATTTACAGTATCGTTTACTCTATTGTTATCCATAATATTTGGTTTATAAGTATAAATATCAAGAATATTGTTATTATTCCTATTTTATGCTGAAATAGACCACTTCATTATCGTATATACCTAATTCATTTGCAATCGCTTTAGATATACCAATACCAAATCCTGTCATTTTTGGTCCAATATTAATTGGTCCTTGGACATTACTTGGTGTTATAGTATTACTTGAAATAGGTGATACTGTTGTAGTCTTATTATTTTTTGGATTTAAGAATGTTGTGGTGGCTGTTATAATTTTATTAGCAGTTGCAGAATCTAAATCAAATCTCAAAGAATAAAATTTTCTATCCGTCTTTTCAAGTTCACTCCAAAGTATCGATGATGGTGTTTGTGTTGTTCCTGAAATTGATTTAGATGTAACTCTACTTAATAAACTCATTTGGATATTTTGGTCAATAGTGTAATTTTTACCTCCCATTACTGAAACAACTGCTCTAAAATAATCCTGTCCTTTATATCTTACTTTTTGGATATATTTTTCACCATTATAACCATTATATTTAACACCAAATTGTGTTACACCACTTTCTTTGATTAATTCTTCTCCAATTACTTGTTGCTCTTTACTACCCATATCAATAGTAAACACCCCTAAATCTGTAGTAATTTCCTTTTCATTTTTAGTACTACCAGATAAATTTAGGTTTTGTTCATTTACCTTTGCAATTGCCTTTTTCGATAATCTATCAAATAATGCACGATAGCTAGCCATAAATGAATCTTTAGGGTCGGGTAATGACGCGTATGGTATTCTTGTCCCCTTAAAAGATGTGTTTATTGTATTACCTCTAATGTTATGTGTTACTTCTGTTATCCAATATGAACCTCTAAACATCGGTATATTTTTCAAATAAAAATACATCGTTGGTTGAATCATTACATTACCTAACATACTCACATCACAAGTATATGATGCTTGTCTATAAATTTCAAATAAACCAATATCAACTTGATAAACTGCACTTCCCGATTCAGACCTACCCAAATTTTCTTGAGCAATAAATGATTCTGTGGTATTTCTAATTGAAGATTGGTCTAAAGAAACACCTTTAAATATAGATTGGTTTTGGTCACCAAAGTTTACTTCAAAAGCAACCACTTTGTTTGACTTTGATAAATCTCCTGTATTGAATACGTCAGGTATTGTTATTACTAATGGATTCTTATTCGGATCACCGACATTAAAACTATCATTATTAAATTTATACTTCTCATTAACATCTTTCATATCTAAATGTTTAGATGTCGGACCGGTATATTGAATGATAATTTTTGGTGATGATTCTTGATAATCAACATCTAAGAATGTACCAAATAAATTTCTTGCAATTTTTTTAGACGGTGTTAGTTTAGTTTTTGTTGAGAAGTTTGTACCGTAAAAATTAACATATGCCGGTAACGCTCTCATATCAAAACCAGTTCCCTGTAATAACATTGATATTACGCCATAAAGATTTTGTTTATCATTTTTAACATCTTCTAACGCTAATAACCTTTCTAAACTTAAATAAGTTTTATCACCAATATCTCTATTTGCTTTATCTAAAAATAAAAATTCCTCTAACAATAATCTTTGACCTATTGAATTTCCTGCAATCCATTTATCGTTAAAAGATTTAAAGAAATTGTATTGGTCAAGTTTTACCGGTGTATCGTTATAACCATTAAGAACTGTTTGTTTTAATGTATTGGTTTTACCTTTTAATCCAACTAATTTTGACATTAAGGTATTCATAAATAAATCTCTACGATTCTGTATACCAATATTAAATGTACTTGTATATGATAAGATATTATCTATCAAATATTTTTGAAATTCTTTTTTTGTCGGTATAGTGTTTCCTAATTTTTTTCTATAACCAGCATAAATGTATATTAAAGGTCTAAATTCTAATATATTTTCTTCGTTTAATTCAATGTCATTTAATTGGAAGAAATCTTTATAATATGTGGTTGTGGTACCTGATTGAGGTTCTTTACCTAAATATAAATCTAATAACTCCTTAGTTCCAGGTTCCCAACCTTGTCCTGTTGTTGTTCCGGTGTAATATTGGTCGGAGTCATATGTGTTGTAAACAAATCTACTATCTGAATTAAATTCACTAAAACCATTCCAAACGTGTAAATCGATTTCTTTTGGATTTGCAATTGTTAATTTAATTAAATTACCGTCAGATAATATTGATGTAGTTAAATCTTTTAAATTAGTTAACTGTCTAGTTCTAAATGAATTGATTAATAACTGAACATTTGT